TATATCTACACAATTAAAAAGAAGATATGCCAAATTAGTTAAAATAAGTCAAGAAAATCTCCTGAGTCTAGAGGGTGACTCCGTTCGGGCATGCCCTGATAATGCCCGAACGTCAGGAGGATTGTCATGAAGTGCCCTTGATTGTGTGTGTCCTTCTTCGCTAGTTCTAGATAATTCCTTACTTATTCTTTGAATAAACCATTGTTTGTGAGACACAGGCATGTTGTAGGCTTCTTTATAAGTGAAGCCTCCATAATACATGAGCAAGAAGATTGGCTCTAGGATTATGTCTGCTTTATCTTCAGGACGTAGGCCAAAGAAAGCTAACTCCGAGTGGCATGTTCACCTCCTCAGAGTGACCACACTCTGGACATGTCATCTCTTGCTTCATGGTCAATCCTGGCTCATTTTGTCGAATGTAATTTCTAAGAGCTAAAGAATCTCTTGCTGGCATCATCTTAATAAAGTTGTTAATCTTTGCTCTATCCTCAACGTTGTCAACAGACACGATAGATTGTTGCAATGCCGTCGTCACTGTTGTGTCTGTCTTTAGACCGAGTTTCTTTTGCTTCTCTTGCGTTACTGAAAGCTCTTCTTCATCTCTGCCGGTCGTAAATTTGAACTTTACCTTCTTCTTCGTGTGAGGAAGAACGAACTCAAATAGGTTTTGACCCTCAGCGACTGGATCAATTTCAAGACGTTTAATCGGCAACTCTGCAAGATTAAACATCTGCTGGCTCTTTGCCTCACACTCTCCGCATGTTGTTTCAGCCGTGTATTCCGCACCATATCCAGTGATTCTAACAGCGACCATCAATGCATTTCTATCTCCAGCAAGAAGATCCAAAGTATTGATTGATTTATCAACAAGGCAAGACTTAATCAGCTCTGTTACAACAGTGCCTTTCTTTAAAAGAGCACGGCTCGTCAAAATATCTTCTTCTCTTGCTGTCATTGGACGAATCTCAACAGTCTCTCTACCATGAAGAGTTGAAGTTGGAGGATAAACTTTTCCATTTGAAGGAAGAGGAACTAACTCAGTAGGAATATCAAGACCAAACTCTGTTTTTACAGCTTCAGCTTGCGACATAGATGTGATGCGTGGATCAACTCCGCCGGGTGTATTGGGAGTAAAAACTGAATTCTTAATTTCTCTCTGATCTGACATAAATCTCCTAACGATCTGTCTACATTATGTAATCATAAGATAAAAAAGTAAATCTTTTGCGTTAGAAAAATTATAAATTATAAAAACTAAAAAGGTCCACAGTTATTTCTGCGGACCTTCCAATTTTGAGTGTGAATAAATCAGTATTGCAGTACGCAATTATCGTAACGAAGAGTTAAAGAAATTTCAACTGGCGCGCCGTCCTCATACGTGACTTCATTGAAGTTTGCATCTGTGATAAATGCTCCTTTGATGTCCCATAATTCTACGACAGTACCGACTGGATCAAGCATCTTTAACTGAATATCACGCTTATAGAAATCAGCATAGCCAGAGCGGCCGGAGACTGACTCGAAGTGGAGGCGAATCCACTCCATGACTTGTTGCGCACCGGATGGAGCAATTGGGTCGTGAAGAGTCACGTTCATTGTGCTGAACGTTGTCTTGCCAGCGAGGTAACGGCGAGAGTTGATGAATGGAATTTCAACTTCTTCGGTCGTGACTTGTGGACGAGCTGCTGTCTTGATGATGTAGGCGTCAATGCCTTCAATCATGAGAACCCAGCGATTCTTACGCTTGGGCTCGAATTTATTTGGAATCATTGATGTAACGTCTAATGTCTCAGCCATTGTGATTGTCTCCTATGAGGATGAGTATTGATAAATATTCTTATAAGAAAACTGATGCTATTTTTTCTAAAGTTTTTTTCCGTTAGTAGATATATTAGGGTAGCAGGGAAGCTCAAGAACGAATGGCTGTCAACGAAAAAATGAAATTAAGGATCGTAGAATGCCCTTTATGCAAAGACTTTAAATCAAAGAGGCTCACATCATTTGAGGATCATCTTAAAGAAATTCATAAAATTACGACACAGGAATTATGGGATCAATTAAATGATGGTCCTATAACATGTTTGTGTGGTTGTGGAAAACGAACAAAGTGGATTGGGTGGTGGAAAGGATATTCTCAAGTTATCAATGGCCACAATGGATCAATTTATAAAGTCATGGATCATGCTAAGGCAGCAGAAACCGCAAAGAAAAGATCAGAGTCTTTAAAGGGAAAACAAGGGTGGGCAAAAGGATTGACTAAAGATTCAGATCAAAGAATTAAAGATAGAGCGATCAAAACGTCTGTTGGTAGAAAAGCTGGTTTTGATGAAGGAAGAATTCATGTTTGGAATAAAGGATTAACTTCTGAATCTGATTGCAGGGTAGCTTCTGTAAAAGAAAGCTTAAAAAATAAATTTGCATCTGGTGAGATTGTTCCTTGGGCTAAGGGATTAAGCAAAGACACAGATGAAAGAATTCAAATTCTATCACAAAAAGTTTCATTGAAAATGAAACAAAAACAAATCAGGGACAGGTTGGATCATCTAAAAAGATTGAGTCATGAAGAAATAAGAGGTAGAATAGAAAACTCTGGTCACCTAAAAATCGTTGGAGGATTGGAAAACTACATCAACGACGCACAAAAAATCATTGTTGTTGAATGCAATAAATGTGGCAAACAATTTCAAGGATCGCTACGTAGTCTGCAACGCGGTCATTGTTACCACTGTTCTCCAGGAGGATCTGCAGCACAAGAAGAACTTGCAAGGTGGATTGAATCAGTAGGATTCAAAGTAACAAGAAATGTTCGAAAAACATTGGGGGGATTAGAACTTGACATTGTCATCGAAGATAAAAAACTTGCTATAGAATACAATGGATTGTATTGGCATAGCCATGTCAATAAAACACAAGGATATCATAACAATAAAACGTTGAGTGCAGAAGTTGCAGGAATGAAATTAATTCATGTCTTTGAAGATGAATGGAGAGACAAACGTGATGTCGTAAAATCGATGATTCTTTCGAGATTAGGTGTTTCTTCAAAAAAAGTGTATGCAAGAAAGTGCAGCATTCGCGAATTATCAAGAGAAGAAAGAAAATCTTTTTTTGAAGAAAATCACGCAGATGGAGACGTTTCTGCAATTACAGCCTGGGGGTTGATTGATTCTTCAAAAGAAATTGTGTATGCGATTTCGATAAGAAGGCCGTTTCATAAAAAACATGAAGGAATCGAAGTCGCAAGATGCTGTCCAAAGTTAAATCATAACATTCCAGGAGGGTTAAGCAAACTGATAGCACACGCTAAGTCCTGGTCAAGACAAAAAGAATATAAGAAAATTATAACGTATGTTGATAAGCGTTGGGGAGGAACTGGATGCGGGTATACGCATGCTGGATTTAAGGAAATTTCAATCACGCCTCCGCGCTTTTGGTGGACAGATTTTGAAAACAGATACAATAGATTTAAATTTAAAGCAGATTCTTCAGAAGGATTAACTGAAGCGCAGGTTGCAGATTCAGCTGGCGTTGTAAAAATTTGGGGTTGTGCAAACTTAGTTTTTGAACTAGACCTTTAAATCTCTGATTGTAGATTGTTAGACACTATAAAATCCAATGATAGATAATCAATGGATTTTGGAGGCTTGATATAAATTTTCCCACGAACTGTTTGATTGTCTATGTCATTCGTTGAAGCTGTTTCAAATTCAATTCTGTAATTTTCTATTCCGCCTGACGCCTTAATAGAATCAAGAGCCTCAGAAGCTTCTTGAGTAAATCTATCTGAAATTATTGTTCTGTCTTGTTCAAACAAAAGACGCAACGATATATTTCTTACACGTTTTCTAATGTTAATAAGCAATCTTCGTGTACTAATTCTAGACAATGAAGACATGGACTTATTTAATGTTTTCTGACCTCCAATGACCACGCCAGAACCGATACCATTTATTATCGTTCCTGCTACATTGGAAGGCGCATATAGAAAATTAATGTTCTTTTTATATAGAAAATCTACATCAGATTTTTTTAATTTTACTATTGTAGAATCAACGTCGGGAAGAGATCCTCTAATGTTTCCAGCTGGTGATAACCAAGGTTGACCGAAAAGATCATTTACTGCTAGACCTCCTAAGACTGCGACGGAAGGAGGAACTTCAATAGAGCCAAAACCGTAAGTAGGAGCATCAATTTTTAATGATACGTCAGGATAATATGCTGCAGCATAAGATGTATTAATTGCTCTGGATTCAAAGTTGTCAATCGTTTTCTGCAAGTTTGGTATCAATTGATTATTATAAGCGATAGTTTTAGATATTTCAATCTGTTCATCATTATCATCAATCTGTTCAATATCCATCACATACAAAGAGTCCATTCGTCTTTCCGCTACATCCGCTGCTTCATCAGTTATAATAGGGGCTCTTATCCCTGGAATTGCTAGTACTTGCATGTCTACTGC